ACCTTTTCTCATCTCACCTGTAAGCATGCCAGGTCTGACTTGTGCTAAATCTTTAAACACTTGTTGACTTTCTTTTAATTCTTTTATGTAAGCAGCAAAGTCCTCTTCTGTTCTAAACAAAGGACGCATGATGTCTTTATGTTTTGCGTAGAAAGCTAATATATCTTGATCAGTTGACATTCCTAGTCTGTAAGATTCTTGTCTTAATTTTTGCGTATCTTTAACGTCAATACCTTTCTCAACTAACTTGTTGTAATCTCCTATAACCTCTTCTAATTTTTTTCTGTACGTCTGCATGATATCAGATTGTATTTCATCTGCAAAAGTCACACGTACTGTTTGATCTCCTGTTACGACAGCGTCATCAGTTTTTCCAATGTTTGCTAACTCCTCTTGTGCTTTTGCTAAGTCTCTTCCTGCTCTGTTAATATTCGTTTGAGCTTGCTCTAGTGTTATACGTCCACCAGATTGATTAACTAAGTCCTCTGCAGATCTGTTAGATATAGCTGTTAATCTTTCAATTCGTTTATTTAATTCTTCTGTCTTTGGACCGATGTTAGGTAACTGTGTTTTTGTTCCTGGTATAATCGCATATCTATCTGTGCCTCTTGTCCATCCTATGACATACTTTGTTTCATCATCAGGAAAGAAACCATGAGTGCTATATTTATAATATTGTATATCATCAGGTATATCTGCAGGATCTAAATATAAAATATTTTCTCTATATGTTTCTGGTATAGCGCCACCTTCATAGTATGAATCTGCATATTTACCTCTAACAAATTGACCATCAGCGTTTTCTACCTCTGATCTGAATCCTTGAACTTTTGTTTGTATTTTACGAATAGGAGCATTTTTTACTCTATCTAGTAAAGCTGCTTTCGTTATAGGTTGACCTGTTTTTGAAACTGTTTCTAGTAACTGTGGTATCTGATAATCTTCTACCTCAAATTTAGAAATACCTTTTGATTGTAAAAAATTAAATAAGTCAGCAGGTGTATTGAAAACTTCTGGTGCATTAGGGTCAATGAGCCGTGCTTCGAGATTCGAGTAAAATCTATTTATCTTTTCACCAGCACTTGTTGCTGCATCAGCTATCTTGTCTGACTGTGCTATTCTAATTCCAGTGTTTCCTCCACGAAGTAAATCATCAATTTTGTTTGCTCCTGCAATTGCCCACCCTGGTGCTTTACCGAACACAACGTTAGCAACTTGCACCTCTGGAAGTGCACTTTCTTTTGTTGGTTTTAATTTGGCATCTTCAAATAAATCTAATTCATCAAGGCCCATGTATGCAGGGCTTTCTTGTATATCTCTTATGTCAACTGCAGAGTCATCTGGTGTACGTAGTGGATCAGTGAACTGTCCTGGATCGCCGCCCATGGCTAAACCTGGTGGCACGTCTTCTACAATATCTACTACATCATCCTCTTTTTTCTCGTCAGTCTTTTTGTTTTTCATATCGTAAAACAGGGTATCACGAAGTGTGTTAGTTTTTAAGTTATTTTTTTTAATGTAAGCATCCGCTAATTCTCGAGCATATCTTATAACCCAATCAGGTGTTTCTTCTGGGTCAAAAGGTAGATTTGTTATGTATTCAATATCTTTAGTGTCTGGAAAAGGCACGTCATCGGGATTAGCGAGTTGAGATCTAATGGCATCTTGATAGTAATGTTTAATTTGATCTGTATATTTAGGCTCTAATAGTTCTTGTGTTTTAAGTTTTAAATACTCAGTTTCTTCTATTTTTTTTTGCTTTGTAACTTCTTGACTTGCCATAAGACTCATCAGAGCTGAAGTATTTTTTAATACATTTTTATACATCTGTCTTTTTGCTAGTTCTTCTGCGGGTAGTGCTAAACCTAATTCTGGTAAAGTTTTAGAACCAACAATAAAAACATCCTCTGTTCCTGGCTTAACAGTGGCATTTAAGTATCTACCAGCACCAACGTATATCTTAATTGGTTTGGTTATTGAAAATTTAGCTGTATCATAAAATAGTCTTAGTATACCTTGTGCGTCTTTCAACGTAGGTATGCCTAGTGCAGCTGGCGTAAAACGTATGGCTTTTCCAAAGGTTCCTATGTCGTCTCTACCTAAGATATCAAAAAGTTTTCCTGCGTACGTAGGTTTGGTAACTAATGGTAATACACCTAAACCAGATATACCATATGAAAAAGCTTTTTCTTTAAACGTAGGCTCTCGTCCTGGCTCTGCTCCAGTTCTAAGAAATACCTGTCTATTAAATTCATCTTTAACTTCTCCACTAACATTAGCGTATGTTCCTACCCCTGCATCAAAAGTAACTAAAGCGTCCTTAACCATCATTTTTATAAACTCGTCACTAACGCCTTCGTTTACTTCTTTTAATAAATCTTCAAGTTCCTCTCTTGTTACGCTACCACCTTTTCTAATTAAAGCTCGATTTTTTGTTTCACCAGCTATGATACCTGGCGGGCTTAACATTTGATATATATCTAAAACAAAATCAGCTACGTTGAGTGGTAGTCTTTGGATGTTGTTAGCCATTATCTCTGCTTTTGCCACTTCTCCTTGACGTTCAAATTCGCCATTAACTCCACCTAAATAGTTTGCAAAATTTCTTTGTGCGTTTTCTCCTGTCAGGTATTCTTTTTCAATTGCTTTATATTGCTCAAGTAGCCTGTTTCTGTCTGGGTATTGTTCTTTAGGAAAAGCTTTTAAACATACTCCTTCATCCTCTTCCCCAAGCTGACATCTTACAGCTAAATCTGCATAACCAGCTTCTGCGAATCTTCTTACATAATTTCTATAAGCGTCTTTTGAAATTAGATATTGTCTTGTTCCTTCACTCAAATTCATATTTAAAGGATCATTTTTAAGTTCATTTGCTTTTTCTTTTATGTCGTTTTCAAGACCTTGAAGTCTAATCATGTCTGATCTTTCAATAACTTGCTCTGGTGTTAAACCTAACATGTCATCTGAAGGCAGCACTCCAAACATACTTCCAGTTAGTAATCCACTATTTAATAATTCTTTGTATTCTTTACTGTCCTTAAACTCACCATATGATTGTGCAGGTTCACCACCATCTTGTAAACCAACAGCACCACCTCTTGCCTTCATTTCAAAAAGCATTTGACGATCTTTTTCTGTTAATTTTTTTCCCTCGATAATAAAAGGAGCTAACCTGTCATAAACTTTATCAAATGATTTTTGTAAGCTATCACCTGCATTAGGTAAGTTTTCATATATTTGAAGAAGTGGTTTGTCGCCAGATGTAAGCTCCATTATTTTTTTCTGATTTAATTTTAAATGATTAAAATAAGGAATATAGGTTATTGTTTTTTCTCCAGATTTTACTGGAACGTATGGCACACCTAATGAAAAATCTACGCTAGGATTTACTTTTTTAAAATTGTCTACAAGAAAAAAAATATCATCACTTAATTTTTCTGCTTTTTCTAAATATCCAGTTTTACCTTCAGCAACAAGATCAACAATCTCCATTGTTTTTTTGTAAACTACGTTTTCAAGATTTGTTTTATCCGATACAAAATTCCTACTAACAACGTTGCCTTGTTTATTTACAAAAAAAGTAAGATCATCGCTCTCTTTTGCAGTCTGTCTTAGCCCCGAAAAATGACCAGACTCCATGATGTATCGTAAATTAAAAGGATCATTAGTTCCACCAAATCTCTGTGGTTGTATGTGATCTAATGCAACAACATTTCTTTGTCCTTCAAATAAACGATTTATCTGGTCCATGCGTTGTTGATTACCAGCTGTTCTCAACATAAGATCATCTTTTAATTGATAAAAAGTTTTTCCCTCGTTTCCTTTTATACGCATTCGTAAAGGAGTGATAAATTCAAAAAGTCCTGTATCTAGTCTTTCTCCTATTTGAAACTGATCTAAAAACTCTTGTGTGCTTTTTGTAACCTTTTCAGCTTTTTTTGCTTGACGTGCAGCAAACAAAGAAGCTGGTAAAATCGTTCTACCGTTGTTGACCGTAGCATACGGTTCTATTTGATACCTTTCTCCTTTTACATTTTTAGTAGGATTTGCAACTGCTTTTGGAGGGAAGAAGTTAACATCTAATCCTCTAGCCTTTGCTATCTGCTCTCCTTGTTTTAAAGCGTTTGAAAAAGCTACTGGAGATAGTGAGTATATACTTGCGTTTGGATCAATTGTATCTTTCAAAGCATTCATGTATTTAAAACGAAAAGGTAACTCGCCGTACTCTTTAAGATAATTAGGGTCCATTGCTTTGTCTATCGCTCTATTGAGGTAGCCTGGTTTAGTTATTCTTAGTGATCCCCCTGTTCCTTTAAAACCAGTTTCTTTTAATAAATTTCCATAAAAAATAAGATCTTCATACTCTTGTTGAACTGCTGGATTGTTGTTAATGTAAGACGCAAGCATTTTTTTAAATTTATCTTCGGTGTCACCCAAGTATTGAGGAGACTTTTCCAGCTTTCCTTTAGGAACACTAATTAATCCTTTTATATTAAACTTGTCTCTTAAAACGGTCGCCCCGTATGATTGAGATATTTTACCTAGTGCAACTGCATTTAAAACATCTTCTTGCTTTTCATATAAATTAACATTTCTAAAAGGCTGTTCAAAAAATGCTTGTCCATATAATTTACCAAATGTATCGTCACCAAGACTAACTCTTACATCAGTAGGAGCTCTATCAATTTTAAAAAGAATTTTTGCAAAATCTACTACGTCAGTAGCTTTATTTTTTGCTCCTTGAAGAATTAATTTTCCTGCCTGTGCTGTGCTCATTCTGTTTTCTTCAATTGTTTTTTAACATTTTTTAATCTAGTGTCCTGCACCTCTAGTAAAACTCTATCACGTTCCATCTTCTGTGTAAGGAGGTCCAAGGGCGTTTGTGAAAGTAGGTCGCTTGCCTTACCAAGACCTTTGATTGCTATGCCTGAGCCACGCGGTTTAATTTTGTTTACCATTAGTAATAACTCCTAGGTTCTATAAATTTTTTATCTTCTAAATAATCAGACTCTAGGCTGATAAAGTTACCTTGCCTAAATCGCAACAACGCCTGTGTTGTTGAATCAACTAAATCGTCATGATCACCATAAGGGAAAGCAGCGCATTCTTCAATGACTTCTTCTGCAAAGCGATCATCGGTTGCCCATACCTGGCCAGCCTCGAAGATAGGAGCAACCGAGTTTACACGAACATGCTTATCATTGCCTTTACTAGGCGTATAAGTTACGACGGGAATACCCACTTGACGTAGTTCGTGTGTAAGTGGCATACCAGATGCTTTCGCTTCAATCAAGATTGTTTCTGGTTCCCAGTATTTATATTCGTCTTTTGCTATCTCTTTCAACTCAGGAAAATCCCAACGACCTTTACGCATCGCTAAAAGTATGATGTTCCATGGGCCGTGTTCCACGGGTTTAAATACACCCCACGTTGTGATTGCACTAAAGTCTGCTGTCC